CGTCCACCGTCACGTTGCCGTCAATGACTGACGATCTGATCGTGACACCGTTGATGACTTGTGAGTACCCCGGTGCGCTCAACGTCTGCTGTATTGTGCCGTCGAATGCGCAGATATCGACCTTGACCACCCGCTTGTGCGGTTTGTGAAAGGCGTTTTTGAACTTGGTCGACACGGGATATGGCATGGTTACGGCTTCGCGACGGGGGTGCAGGTGATGGTCACTTGACGAATCGGCTTGGTGCGTCGGTCGCCGCGCAGGATGGCCGCTGGTCGTGTGCCACCCAACGCGTAGTATCCGATGGTAGCGCTCATGTCTGAGCGTAGTGCGACCGTCTTTTGCTGGTTGCGCATGTTGTCAAACGCGTTCCACTCAGCCTGACTGAGAAATACGAGGTCGAGATCGAACTGCTCACTACGCATGTCGCCGCGTACCACTACCGAGTCCGGACGACCGAAGGGCTGGAATATCCCCTGATCTTCGGGACGGTCCACCACCCACACGGCATCGCCACCACTCGCTATCGACGTCGAACCGGACGCCTTGCTTGCTAAGTGCAGGCTTAGTACGGTGCCGGGGGCTGACGGTATCCACATGTAGAACGCGGGAATTGCGGGACCGTACGTAGTGACACCGGCCACCGATACTGGCGTGGTCCAATCACTCTGCGGCGAGAAAACGTCGTACGCGTCAACGGTCACTGCGTAGTATTGGTACGCGACATCAGCCGCTATTTCGAGATCGTAAAATACTGCAGTGCCGCTTATCGCGCCGGGGGTCGAGTAGTTGGCGTTGGTCAGTGAAGTCGCGTCATCACGAATGATGATCACACCTACCGCTGGGTCGCCCCCGAGATCGGGGTCGTTGACGGTGATCATGATGGCCGGGACGCCGGTTGTGGGGTCAGTGGCGAGAACCGCTGAGATCGTGGGCTGGCTGGGTGCCGTGCCGTCGCTGATCGTGTAGGACACGTTGCCAACGCCAACCTGCAGTCCCGGTGTCTGCGTGATGAACACGTACGACGTGCACACCGTGCCGTTTGGCACCGGAGTGGCTAGCGTGTAGAGAGTGTCGTTCGCGGTCTGATAACCCGAGTCGTCGAGATTTGGACCAACGCCGGGTACGAAATCTAGCGCCGCCACTTGATCAGCGCTGTACGTGATCACTTGCCATGCTGCTTGTGAGCCGCTACCTCCGAATGTCACGCTCCAGTCGATCTCCGTGTTGCCGGATAGCGTGCTGCCGGTGGACACGGAAACAGCAGGGCCAGAGGTGGCCACGATTGATTCGTCGGCGGCGAATGGGCCGGTGCCGCCTGCATCGACCGAAGCGACCGACCAGTCGTACGTAAAGCCATCCGGTATCAAGCCAGACGGCACCTCAATGAGCCCGTTGACTGACGCCACGTTAACTGGCGTAGACGAACTAAAGTCGGTGCCGTTGAAGTAGCCGTACGGGTTGCTGCCCTGTTTGAGCCGCATTTGGTAATACAACTCCGGGCCGTCACCGCCCGTGATGTACGTGTAATAAAAGTCGTAGCCTGCGTTGTAGTCGTACGCGAGGCTAGGCGATGGGGCTTGCAACACTGGCGCGGATGGTGCTGCGGGACTGCCACCACTCGGCGTGAAATATATCAGCATTGAGAATGTGTCAAATGCGCTGGCACCATCCTGCGATGCGGCGACAGCCGTGTAGGAATACCCCGACACACCGCCAAGGTCGAGGTTGTAGTTAAGGAGTTGGTTGTTTTGTGAGCCCCAACCTTCGTAGGGGTTTGGGTCCGACACGGTTGGGTTACCGCCCGATGCGTTGGTTACGCCAATCCACACTTCGTGCTGGTAGGCTTGTGTAAGCCCAATGTACGGCATGCTCGTTCCACTGTTGTGGTCCCACTGCGTAATGCTGCTGTACCACGTGCCGGGACCGCCACCATCGATCTCCAAAACCTGCGTAGTCATTTCGCCGGTCCACGCAGTAGAAATACTCAGATCGACCGGTGAGCCGCTCACTGCAGTAAGGGTCGCCATGTAGACGGCTAGAATGTCGGTGCCGTTGTCCCACCATCCCATCATTTGCCAGTAGTTGGTGTTGGGGTCGGTCACCGCTGGGTACGTGTTGCCAGTGCCACCCACTAGCGTGACGGCCAAAATGCAGCAATCGCCTACGTTCGCTTCAATTACTGACGTGGTAACGACCGATGCCGGGTTGCCGTCTACTCCAACAACCGTACCGCCGATAACTACGGGGGTGGTCATCGCGTGCCGCCTTTCGCTCTGATCTTATCGACCAACTGCTTGTCGTGGTCCTTAATCGCGACCTTAACCTCGTGGGCGATCTCTTTCGGGCTCGCGCCGCTCTTCACGGTGATGTGAATGTTGGTGCCACCGATCATGAAGGATCGTTTGTCGCCGCCGGTCTTGCGCTCGTACTTGTTGAAGGCGGCATCGGCTACTGCTTGCAGTTGATTATCGGTGTATTTAGTGTGTTCCTTCATGAATCTGTCCATCGCGTAACTCTCAGCGCTGGTCGCGGTGCCCTTTGCTCCAATGTGTCGCGCTTGGCCGTTGAAGAGATTGGCGTATGGGTTGTTGATGTGCATACCGGGAATGCGACCCGCTGTATCGTCCCACAGTTGAATCAGTCGGCCCATTACGTATTTGAACGCGAGTATCATCCCGTTCCACACGTTACCCCAACTCACGGCACCAAGCATTTTCGGTATGTCCATGAAGAGATGCAGCAGTTGGCCCGGCAACTTCTTCAACTCCTTCAACGCGGCAGGTCCTATCTTGCTAAACACGTCCTCGATCAGGTGTATGCGGGCCTTTAGGTAGTCCCACAGGTCCTCGAAAATCTTCTCTATCATCGGCAGGATGTCCTTCACCATCTTGACGGCCAGTTTCCATGCATCGCCCCATTTACCGGTGAGCAAGTCGTACACGACGCCGATCATGTCGGTGATCACGTCCCACAGGATGTGGATGGCCGTAAAGAACGCGTTGAGAATCGGTGACACCACGGACCACATGACTTCAAAGACACGATGAATCTGTGGCCAGTCTTTCACTATGTGTTGAATGAAGTGAGCAATAGCCGTGTTCACCTTAGTCATGATCGGCATCAGTTTCTGCCCGAGATCGGTGAACATGTTGTGAAAGGCCGCACTCGCCATCTTCCACGTACCGCCCAGTGAAGACATCGAGTTCGATGCACCCTTGTTTACCGTGCCGTGCTGGTTGGCCTCGTGGTTGTACTTCTGATAAGCCTTGGTGCCCGCGCCAAGAATGGCCATGAACTGCTGCGCCGGTCCTGCTCCGAATGCCGCATCAGCCCACGCGAGTCGCTGCGTACCGTGCAGGCTGAGCATCTTGGTGCGCAGTTTCTCAATAGCGGCACTCCATCCGATGAACTTGCCGTTACCGTCCACTATCGAGACGCCCAGTTCCTTTTGGTTGGCGATCGCCGTGAATGTCGCCTGATTCGCGCTCTTGTAGGCTTTCACTGCGTTGCGCTGGGTGATCGACCACCCCTGCATCTTCAAGTCAAGGACGCTGCCACTCCACGCGCCCTCCGCGTACTGCTTCGCCACCGCCTGCTGCCACGGGGCGAGTTGACTGAGCGCGTTCTTCTCGTCAAGGTGCGCCTTGGCCAGCGCCAACACCGGCACCATCAGTTTCTGCACACCACTCGATTGCATCATCAACGCCCGCGTACCCGAGTAGCCCTGCGCCTTGGCGTCCACCAGCAACGCCGCGTACTGCTGATAACCACCGATCAGATCGCCTAGTCGTGTGCGCGTGTGTTGGAACTGAGTGGCCAGCGTGTCCATGCTGTTGCCGGTGAGACTCGACGTGTTCAACAGCGTGTCGGCTGCACCGGCTGCGTCGTCCACTTTGATCTTGAAGGTGGCCATAAATCCTGATAGCGCCGATGTGGTGGTGCCAAGGTCCGTGCCCGATGCCTCGGCCAGTTTCCACGCCACGGACATGAACTTGGTGGCCTGCACTTGGTTGAGCGCTCTGCCCTGCATAAGTCCGAGTTCGCCCGCCACGGACGCGTACGCCGTCGCGATCTGGTTGGCGCTGTACTGCGATTGGAATGACGTGCCTAGGAAGGCCTTACCGATGGCCTTGGCCTTGGCGACGGTGATGTCGGCGCTGTTGGCGATGGATACTTCGGCGGTTTGCATGTCAGCCGCCGATTTCAGTGCTGCGTAACCGACTCCACCGATCACCACGGCTGCTGCCGCCGCCGCTCCTACGTACGGGTTGTCTGACATTCCAAGTGTGATGAGTTTGGATATCTTGCCTAGACCGCTCGATACCTTGCCACCGAACTCGCCCGCGAACGTCGAGCCCGCCGCCGACCCCTCGGCTGCGGCCTCAAACGTGCTACCCTTGCCGAACAACGAACTAAAGAATCCCGGCTTTTTGGTCGTAGTCTCAATGCCGCTGGCTAGATTCTCACCGACTTGCTTACCCTTGGCCGTAGCGTCAGCCGCCAGTGTAGAACCAGCAACACCGGCTGATGTGCTGGCATCGACCTCTGCCGCCGTAGTTGCGGCAAATCCCGTGGTCAGTGGCCGAATACGCACAAATGCGTCACCAATAACGGTAGTCACTTATCCTCCCACCGGTATCGACACGCCACCCATTTGCATGAGTTGGGTAACGCGAGTGTTCATGACCTCAGGTTCAGGCTCTTCCGCGATCATTGCCCTGATCTCGTCCAACTTGTCGAGTGGTACGTCCTTAGTGAAGAACCACCACACCACGTTGAGTTGTTGACGAAGTGTTAGCCCTCGTCCGTCGCTGTGACCGTAGCCATTGACAAGTCGACAACCTTCGACGGAATCGTAGTTGGTTGCCCACCAGTATCCGAGGACAAGGGCGGCACGAAAGGGCGAGCCGCATAATACTCCACCGCCGCCTGCACGAACGGAAAGAGTTGATCGACGTCCCACTTCTCGCGGCGATACAGCGCCTTGAATGCGGGCAAATCCTCGGGCACGATCACATCGGTTAGGAGTCCCATGAATGCGGCCCCGGTCACCTGCGCGTCGTTGGAGTCGTCGATCGCCGCCATTTCGAGCAGCACGAACTCGCTCATGTCGTCTTGGCATCTGAACACCTCTCCGTTGATCTCAAACTCCAGAGGGTCGGTGTTCTTGGCCTTCTCTCGCTTGGCGATTTCTAGTTGTACGCGTGGCACGACTAGGCGGCTAGGCTGGAGTCGAAGTAGTGGTAGAAGAGCGGGCCGTTGTCGGCAGGCTGTTCCAGCATGAACTTCGTGGGCAGGGTGTTCATGGCAGGCGACTTCTTGTGTTCCTGCTTCACGTCATCCGTTTGGATGCACTGACGCCAGATGATGCGCTCTAGGCCGTCGATGCGGTCCCAGCCGATCATCGCACGAACCTCTTCACCGATCACTGGCGGGAGGAAGGTCGTGATGCCTGACGTGGTGGTGACGGTGCCGCCGTTGAACGCGAAACTCACGTGCTGCGCGGTGATCTCGGCCAGTGCGAATCCGATGCTCGCTTCGGCCGACGACGCCACGTAGCGAATCGGAATCAACTGCTCCGCTACTTCCAGCGCTTCGAACTTCGGAGTCCAGTCGAACTCGGACCCGTCCTTGGTGAATCCCAACTGGGTCCACGCACTGGGCCACGCAATGGAGGTGGCGGGACTGGTCACTGGCGTCAAAACACCAGCGGCGGGTGGTGCGCTGCCTGCCAGAGCGAACCACAGAGTTCCGGCTCCAACGGTTACAGCATTCGGGTTTGGCTGAGTCACTTCGGGCCTCCTATGGTCCTATTGCCTGCGCCTGTACGACGCCGGTTACAACATAACGCGCTCGCCCGTCTTCGGGTTCCGGTGACCAGACACTTGCTAGCCCCGAAACGCCAAGCGCTCGCGTATTTTCATCTAACATCGTACCAGCGGGCAAGTAGTAGAGGATGGAGATCAGCGCTTGCGCCACAGCGAAGCATTCGGTCTTCTGTCCCTTGACGCCCCACACGTGAAAGGCCATGCGTGCCGTGTCCATCAGATAGTCGCCGTCGTCTGGCCCGCCACCCATCCTAAAGAGCGTGATGACGGGCCACGCAGACGGTCCCTCCTCAGGCATACCAAGGAAGACGCGATTGCCCACCTCACCGCCCACATTCTGCGTGCGCAAAAAGGCCTTCATGGCACCTTCGTGATCGGCCAGTGGATGAAAGGCCATTTAAACCTCCTCACTGAATGCGGGGTCGTCCCACGTGTCTTCACCGATCGCCAGCGTGTTTCCGTTGAGAGCGTAGTCCACCCCCGGCCAGATGTAAGGCTCTGCCGCCATGTACATCGTGCCCAGTTCAACGTATATGGCGTAATAAACTGACGAGCCCACGAATGCGCAGATGTCGCCGCTGTCCTTGGCCACGTACGAACTCGACGGAATCGACGAACGTAGCAAGCCAGTATCAACCGGACAGACCTGCTGCGCATACCCAACCGCTTTAAGCATGAGATTGGTCATGTGCTTCGCCACTTCACCATCGGGTCCGCGTAGCAGATTCTCGAGAGTGATCGGGTCCCAAACGATCTCGACTTCGCCTAGCATTACAGCGCTCCGATGTCTTGGAAGCACTGGCCCTCGATGAAGGAGATACCCAGTGCGCCACGCGTGCGTGTCCACAGAACGACGTAGTTGTTGCCCAACGCGTCGGTGATGATGTCGTCACCGTAAATCGTGTCACCGTCGAACGGGTCGGCTCTGAACGAATACAGCACGCGCTCATGCTCGCCACCTTCCGCGAAGTGGCGGGTGCCTTGACCAGCGTTGATCTGTGCGCGTACGCCAGTGGCGATCACGTCCATGGTGATGTCGTCCGGGCTGTAGTCAGTTTCGGAGTCGAGATCGATGAGCGAATCGGGGTCGGCGTTGTTCACCGCACGCGTGACCGTGAGCGTGGTCGTAGCAAGAGGCAGGTTCATGCGGGCAAACTCCTGAATATGTACTTCTTCAATGTGTGATAGTCGGATGCGTCTAGCAGTGAACCGTAGAGTTTCGGGTCCACTGTGATCGAGACATCGCCCACGTGCATGCTCGTGACGCCGGGGGCGGGCACGACATCGCCCGCGCCTTGACGCCTTTGCAGCATGCGCACTGCGACCTTCAAGATGACCGTGCGCAACTCACTGGGCAACGACTCGCGCGTCCACCCGCCGCGATACGTGACCGTGCCGTACTGCTCAATCCAAGTGAGCGCCCAAAATCCTTCGATCGTGTCGTCCGGTGGTACGTATCGAATCTCTACGTTGTCGATGATGATGGTGCCACCGTTGCCTGCTGTGTAGTTGTCGTTTGTTGGGTCACCAAGCCCCACGACTTCACGCACCGGAATGGCCGATGGGCGCACCGAGCCTGCCGTACCAAAGATGGCGTCGACATAGCCGTCATACAGGATGCGCAGTTGCTCCGTGTAGACGCCCTCACGCAGTGGCCGCTTCACTATTTCCTCGCATTTGCGGGTCGCCGTGTCAAGTAGCAACTGGTCGATGTCGGGGTATCCTGAGCCGAACTCCAACACGAGATCGTCCGGGATGACGACCGGCAGAATCGCGCCAGCGGGTACGAGTTGCGCCGGTCCAGAGTCCGGTATTCCAACTGGGTACATGTTGCTCATGCTTGTCGTCCTTTGCGTTTGTTGACTGATCGGTGGCGAATTGCGGACATCGTATCGGCGTCACTGGTGACAATGCCTACGGCCACGGGCTCGTCGTCTTCCTCGATCACGAGTTCGGGTTCTGGCTCTGGCGCTGCAGGCACCATGGGCAGAATAGCCACGCCACGCGGGGTGTCTTCGACGAGCCCGTACTTAACCGCGTCTTCCCACTTGATTCGGTTGCCGGGTCCGCACACGATGCGACCTTGGAAGATCACGCGCTCCTTGGTCGTGTACCAGCGAATCGGGAACTTCGGAGGTTGTGGCTCTGACTGTTCAAACACGCCCAGCAACCCGTGCCGCGTGCTGCAGTCACCGTCCTCCGAACCACATATTAGGCATCCACTGTCGAGGCTGAGCATGGACCCAGCGTACCAGCCAAAGGCCGGTCACGGGCGGTCCCTTGGAGTATTTGACACCGGGACAAGGACATGATAAACTGGTCGTAAGGCATCACCAACCAAGGAGCATCAAATGCGAAGTCAGTCAGTCAAGGCAGCAATGAAGGACACAGGCCGTCGATGTGTGGCCTGTGGTATCGAAGTCAAGAAGGGCGAAGGCTACTACCACGCGGCCTCCTTCCGTGGACCCAAGATCGTGCGGCACCACCGATGCGGCGCGTTCCGTCAGTCACAACTCACCGGTAACGACAAACTCTCCACCTTGTACTCGTCATTCGAGGACGTGCAGGACTGGATTGCCGCATGCAACGAGTTCGACATCGATGGCGCGAAGGAAGCGATGGAGGCTTGCGCGAGCGAGATCGAGAACGTCGCGGAAATGTACCGTGAGTCGCAAAGCAACATGGAGGACGGCTTTCAGCACGCCACCTCGCAGAGCGATGAACTGGGCGACAACGCCGATCAACTGGAGGACTTCGCGGGCGACGTACGATCTGCCGGTGAGGACCTTGAGGAGTTCGACGAGGACGCGGCCAACGACGAGTTCCTTGCGTCAATTGAGGATGACGACGAGTTCGCGCTCAGCGAGTTCGACAACATCGAGGCTCAGGCTGCAGCGATCAACACCGCGCGTGAAGTGTTTGTCAGCGAGAAGCGCGACGAATGGGCGACCGAATGCATGGACGCGATGGAGGAGGTGCTGGGCAACAGCCCGTTCTAATCACGCATACGCAAGAGCCCCGGTCACCCTCATCAGGTGGCCGGGGCTCTTGGCTGTTCGCAGGGGGTCTACGAAAGTGACGCCACCACGAACCAGTCGGGGCGGTAGACCGCGAGCGCAATACGCTCTTCGATCAAGATCGCCACCTTGTTGTTCGTGAAGTAGTCGGCGTGCTGATCTCCAACACGGACGACTGCGTGTGAGCGGTCGAACAACTGCGCACCCGTCTTCCACGAGCCCACGATTGCTTCGCCCTGCGACACGGAACGCGAGCGCACCGTGGGCAAGCCCCAAATCGTGGTCGGTGCAGGACCGAACGGAAGACCCGGTGCAGCCGAAACCGGCGAACCGTCGAGCCACTCGGCGTGGCGAGTGGTCACCATCGTCCAGTAGTCGAGCGGGTTCATCGCGATTCCGTCAGCGTCACCGTCAACGTTCTCGATCAGACCGATGCTCTTGCCCATCGTCGCGGCAAAGTCACCAGCGATGCTCGCCTGCGCCTGCACGTTCGGGAAGTTGACGATTCCGAGCAGGTCGGACCCAAGCCCGGTGCCGTTCAGAATCTGCTGCTCCTCGCGCACCTCGAGCATGTAGCCCAAACGTGCGTTGATGTAGGACTGCAGGGTCGGCGCGTCTTCCAAGATTTCGGTCGTGACCGGCACCCATGCGGCAATCTTGCGCACGATCGCAACGTCCTGCGTGAAGAGCATGGCGACTTCGGCCTTGGTCGCACCTTCGGCCACGGTCGTTGCGCCCTCTTCATACACGCGGGGGTTGTTCTCTCGAATGTACGGAATCGCGCTCAGCGTGGTGTTACCACCAGCGATGATGTCGCGAACGAACAGACGGCGGTGGTCAATCGCGCCCGGTGGCAGGTACGGCGTGCCTCGTGCGACCCACAAACCGGCTGAGCCGTTGGGGTCGAGATACGCGCCCTCGGAGATGATGGTTCGCACTTCGATGTCCGGCGACGTTCCCGCACCCTGACTGTTCGACTTGCGCCACCCCGCGAACTTCTCGGACTCCACGACCTGACGACCGAGCGAGCGAGTCTCACGGTCTTCGAAGTTCGCGCCTGTTCCTTCGGGTCCTGCACCCTGACGACCGGCTGCTCGCTTCTCAGCGGCTTCGTCGCGCTCACGCAACTCAGCGATTCGCAGTTCGGCGTCGAGCCCGGTGACCTCGTGCGCCACGTCACGCATTTCGCGCGCCCATGCCTCACTTCGGGTCGTCGGGTCCTTCTCGCGCATTTCGCGCAGAGTGTCGCCTAACGAGAACAGCGACGTGCGCAGTTCGGCGCTTGACGTCACCATTCCGCCCTTCTTCTCTTCTTCCTTCACGGGGGCCATGTGGTCCACCTTTCACGTTTGGTTACTACCTGTACAGTCAGGTGGTCGGCTGCGCCCCGTTTTATTGGTCCCTGTGCTGCTACAAGCGTAGCAAATAAAGTGATTCGGTTGGTGGAGATCAGTCCGGTAGTTCGTCTAGCGGGGTCTGGCCCCACTGTCCCTGCCACTTTCGCAAGAACTGCGTATCGTACGCCATGTTCTCGCGGCCGTGGTGCCAGACCGGGGGGTCGTCGATATCGCCCCTCACTACGGCCCCCATGCACGACACGCCACCCGCCTGCTTGACGTACTCGGCGGTCCAGTCAGTTTCCGCGATCACTGCCTCGCGCTTGGTCAGTGTGAACGGCACGTCCATCGACTCCAGCACCACGCGCTCGTATACGCCAAGGAAACACGAGTAATGCTCGCCTCTGGCGTGATTTAGACAGATCGAGCCGCGCACGTTAGTGATCAGATCGAAAACGACGCGACTAGTGATGACCGTCGAGTCCTGCAGGAATATGAAGCGATCGGCGGTCGTGTGGCGTAGGCACCAGCGAAGCGTACCCAGTTCATAACCGCCCTCCTTCGGCGCGACGTAGATCACGTGTTCGCGGTTGATCGAGCGCGAACACTCGAGAGCCCAGTCTTCGCGACCGTCACTGGAGGAGACTACGATGAGATCAGTCACAGCGTCACGCAATCGGGCTGGTGGATGCCGTTGTAACCGCCGCACCGTGCGCAGTAGTTGACCGCGTTTCGTCGATCGGTGCTGCTCTCGGGCTTGATGAACGAGACGTACAGCAGGTTCAACTCGCGGATGTCGAGCCAATCGTGCGTGATGCCCAGTTGTGCCATGTAGTCCTTGCGTGCCCAGTCTGACCCGATCGCTAAAACGCACCGCGTAGAGCGGGTACGCAACCAATGATCAATGAACTCCGGAGTTCCCCCATCGTGGATACGCGTATCGAGTACGTAGCGACTGATCTTCTCGCGGCGCACGCGCTGGTTGTCCAGCGGTATGATGCCCTTGTACTGCCGCACAAACTCGTCGCTATTGATAGCCACCGTGAGATCGCCCATCTCGTGGCACACGTTAAAGAGTTTGATATGGCTGCTGTGCAGCACGTCGAAAGTGCCGATGGTCAACACGTTCATGTCTTAGCCTTTGCTCGGTTGGTGATCGCCTGCTGCCACGCTTCGGCCCAGCGGTAAGCCCGCTTCTCGTACGTCCACAACCGTGCGACCTCCAGCCCGGACTCTGCGTATTCGGCACGCAGATGCTCGTTAGCCAACAACATGCGGAGTTTGCGCGTCCAGTCGTGCGGGTGATCGGCAATCATACCCGCCCCCATCGAACCCATGATCATGTACTCGGGAGTCGAACTCGCTACGAAAGGCACTCCCAAAGCCGCGTACTCGATGCCCTTTAGCCACGATTTGCTGTCGTTGAAGATCGATGTTTTCAACGGCACTAAGCCGATGTCGAGATTCTTGATCGCCTCCGGGTATTTGAGGATAGTGACCGCTTCCGTGTAGATCGCTTCACCCGCGTTGAATCCAAGCATGTGTGCGGTCCGGGGGTCACCAATGGCCACGAATCGAGCGCCGAACTCTCTGACCGTGCGTGCCACGGAATCGCGCATGACTTCCAGATCGCCGGGGTGCGTCTCGGGCTTGCCGGTCCAGCCCACCAGCGTCTGTCCCGCCACCCTCTCGTCCAGCAGAGCCCCTTCGGTCTTTGCTCGCACGTCGAAGTAGGACTCGGGCACGCAGTTGCGAAGGACGCGAACTCGAGAAGAAGGGACGACCTCCGCGAGTTTCGGGGTCGAGACAGTCACCATATCAGCCGCGCGACAGGCTCGGCTTAGGTGGTCTGAGTTGTAGAAGGGCGAATCGTGGTGGCGTACGAAGGCGACGTTGCGCTGATCGATGTGCCAGAAATCGTCGTCCAACTCGACGACCACGGCTACTCCCTGCGCTTGAATCATTGGTATGACATCGGCCATGACCTTGTTGAGCGGGCGCTGAAAGATCACCACATCGTAGTCTTTGAGGAGTTCAACGCCAGTGACTACTGCGTCGTTTGGTCCACCACCCCATTCCTTGTTGAGTGTGACCGTGAACGACTCGTCCGTCGCGAGTTCGAAGTCGATCTCGTTTGCCAGAACGCGTCCGGGGAAAAATAAGCGATACCACCCACAGCCTCCTTCATCGGCGTTTACTATCAGTACCCGCATGCCCATCACGAGATCGAAGTGATGTCGATATGGTCCGGGGGCTGAGGGATACCGGCGCGTGCACGCGCATTCTTCATGCGGCGACGGGCTTTGGCTGCTGTTTTGGCTGGTACGGTGACTACGAGCAAGAAGGGCTTAGCGCGGAAGCCGCCGCTATCATCCGTGTCTTGCGGTTGCATTTCAAAGGTGCCGTTAAATGGCAAGTCCCGAAGCGTGCACTCGACTCCGATGCGGTTTTTACACCATTCATCGAAGTGAGCGCGCGCTCCGGGCTCGGCCAGTGTGTCGAGATCGGTTTCGACTCGGACGGTAACGATCACCGACTCTAATGGGGCGTCTGTCATGCTGACCAGCGTACCGCCTCATTTGTCTCAGCGTCAACTACGCGCTGGTGACCGTCTCCCAAGCCGTGGCACCGCCCACGATCAGTTTGCCGGTGGTCTTGTTGAAGAACACGGCACCCTCTTCGTAGGCAGGCTCGCCGCCCGTGAGGAACGCCGGGGGAAAGAACGCCTTGACCAAACCAGCGCCTGCATCGCTCTGATCGTTGGCCACTTGCGCCCAGTTCGTTCCGGTGTCCGTTTCGGGGGTGTTGCCCGTCGAGCCAGACAGGTTGACGCAGACGTATTCGATACCGTCCAGCGTCACGATGTCATCGTAGGCGTACGCAGTGCCGCTGGCCCACGCACCCCTGAATGTTGGGTTCTCTGCAGTCATGATGCTCCTTGATTAGTAGGGGTGTTGCAATTCCCAGCGTAGCAAAGATGCCGCGCTAGATGGTGGAGGCTTACTTGCCCTTTTTGGCTTCGTCCTGCGAAGGCGCGAATCCGGCGGTTACGTCGCTCGCGTGTTCGGATGCGTGCTGCGCCGAATTGGTGAGTTTGACCGCTCCTTCTCGCGATGCCTTCGACGCGTCACTTGGCGTGTCTTCCATGCCGTGCTGTTCGTCGTGCTTGTCCCACGCCTCGGCTGCTGCGTAGTGCGCGTTTGCCGCTGCAGTGTGCGCGGATGCGATATCGGACTTGCCCGCTGCCGTGGCCGCATTTGCCACCGCCATGTGAGCATCGCCTAACGCGTTGTGTTCCGCGCCGGGTTCGGCATCGCCGGGGTTGTGCGCGACTTTCCACGCCAACGTCTCGGCTGCCGCCGCCGTCTTGTTGGAGATCGAACCGGCCTTGGTGCTGCTTCCGTCCTTGCCCCCACTGCCAGCGGCGAACATGCCCTTGTCGTCACGAGGGTGAGAATCCTCACTCCACCCGCCGCCGTCACGCATTTCCGCAAGAACGTCGGCGGTTTCCGTGATCAGCGATCGGTGTTCCCGTCGCGTCTTGATGGCTTCTAGTTGGGCGGCGCGTTCGTCGCCCTTCAATGATCCGTCTGTGTTCCATGTGTCAGGCACTTTCCAGCCCTCCTCGTTTGCTCGGTTAATGATGTACCGGCGAATGGTATCGCCGTTCTTGTTGCCAAGACCTACCGCGTGTACTGCCGCGTCGAAGTCGTCCTTGTTGTCGATTGGGTAGGACGGTTGCCCCTTGTCGTTCTTCATCGCGTGACCCTTGGCCAGCAACGCGTCCAACTCTGCCGCGCTGTATTTGCCGCCGCGCCACTCCAGATCGTCAGCCTCGCGCTTACCGTTCAGCGACAGGGCCGTGTACGACGCGCCGATCGCCTTTTTCGACGCGGCGTACGCGTCACCGGTCGGCTTCGGGCTACTGCCTGCATTGTGCGCGTCCCATGATGACTTAGCCATGTCGTGGACATCGTACGCTTTGTTGTGCGCATCGGCTGCTCGATCGTTGGCTTCTGCCGCCACTTTGTTGCCTGCCATCCGCTGCACCGTGGCCTCAGTACGGTGCTGTTGCGCCACCGTCAAGTGATCTTGTGCCATGGTCTGGTGTGCGCTTGAATCCTCGCTCTTAGCGTTGATCTTACCCGTGATGTGGGCCATCGCTTGGTCGGCCTTGTCACCGCCGCCACTGGACCAACGCCCGTTGTCGTCGCGGGGCTCGTCGTCGCTCCGTGTCGCCAGACGGTCACGCACTTCCATCAGAGCGTCATCGAGCGCGAGATCGCCCGCTGCATAACGTAACAGCACGTCAGCGGCCACCTCCGTAGGCGTCGAGCGCGACAACTGCAACACCTTCGTGCCGCCGTTGCTCGCCTCGATCACGATGCTTGTCTCGGGCAGGTCGTAGTCCGTGATCATCGTGAAGTCGCCCTTCTCCACGTATTCGTCGGCGTTGCGAACGAAGCCGATACTGAACGAATCGAGTGACCCGCTCTTTAGTTGCGAGAACGCCTGACGCGCACCGGGCACATCCTCGAAGTCGTCGAACTCGAACAACACGTCGAGCCCGGTGGAATCCTCGCGCCAATCCACTCGGTGACCCAACACTGAGCCGATACCGGCGTGCATGCCGTGACCAAACAAGAGAGTAGGTCGCATGGGGTGTGCATCAAGATATTTCTTCGCTCCACCGACTGCGAACCGCGTACCGTACGTGTCGGTGAGCGTGTAGTCGTTTACTCGTGCCCACACTTGTGCGCCATGATCGGCGGTGGCATCTCGCTTCTCTAGGATGACTACTTGACGGACGCGATGCTCGGTGCCGCCCTTCTTGTCTCGTTGTCCACGCTTCACGGTTCGTGTCTCCTCATCGTCGTCATCGTCGTCGTCCATGCTCGCGGGCACGATCTCCATTGGGTCCAGCACTTGCGTGTCGCCGGAATCGGCCCACGTGCCATCATCCTGTTGCGAATAAACACGGACCATGACCTTGCCGTCCTTGGGACCGACAATAAGACCACGCCCGTTCTTCCACTTGACTGCATCGCCCTTTTTCATATCGCCCCATCCTACTCGCTGGCAGTGCGCTTACGGTGCATCATCCTCAAAACGACCACGCCACTCTGCTAGCGTCTGCTCACGAGGAACGATGGGCTTCGTCGTTGGTTTCAGATCGAGAGTGTCCTTGTCCGCAAGATGTGCCCACACAGGAAACACCTCATCCGGGTCGTAGTTATTCGTCATCCGAATCTCCGTTCATGATCTTGTCGAACTCCTCACGCAATTCATCGGGCATGGCCTGCGCTGCCGGTAGCGTGTCGAAGTGGCGTAACGCCTTGTGTTGCTCCACGATCGGCAACCCTTCCAATCGAAGCGCCCACAGCAGACCGGCCATGTCGGTGACCATCGCACCGTCATAATATAAATCCCATGTCTGCTTGGGCCAGTCTTCGTTGTGGTCGTCTAGTGCTGTAGTCATCGTGCCCTCCATTCTACCGTAGCATTTGTCACGATGACACGCTGGGCGTGATAGCGGCTACGGCCTTCACTTGTTCAACCGTCCACGACGATCTCCGATCATCAGTTACCGTGCGACCGATCGATTCGTGATAAGACACAGCCGAATATGTGGCTTCGCTTTGGATGGCTGACCCCGTTGCTGCTGCTGCTTGGGCGACTGCTATCTGCAACGCTGTACCCGTTCCCGGAACTCGGCCCATTGAACCAAGATAACCGATGTGTAAAGGAACAGTCTGGATGATGTCACTTGCTGCTGCGTCCGATGGTAACGACGAATTGGGATATGGTGCTGACTGACCCGGCGTGTACGACATAGCACCAGCCACGTTGCCTAACGCGTCGTAAGCCACAGCCACCATCGCCCCCGGATAGTTCAGCGCTACACCAGTAAAATCGACGCCCTCCCAAATGCGGTCCAATGATAGACCATCACTCTTCTCACCGAAGGTGGCTTTCGCGTAATCGTCGTCGTCGCGTGCCATGTTTACCATATCTTGTATTTTGTCTGCTGCGCCACGGTAGTTACGACGTGCTGCGAGTAATGCCGTACCGGGCTTATCTTTGGACAGCACCTTGATTGTCCCACCGGCTGCGTGAAAGTCGTCTACTTGCTTCTGTATGAAGTCGTTGACGGCCTTAGGCAACGCGCTAGGTTTACCGTCTCCAGCGGTTGTTGACCATCGATCCTTCTCATCGTGTGGGTGCAGGTCCGGGTCGAACGAGCCCCGCCACTCCATCGTGCTTTGCCGTATCGCGCCACGGCTGCGCACGAAGTTGTTAACCGCGTCCTTGAGCACTGCCGGTGCCGGTGTCCACGCTGGTAACTGCGTGAACTTCTGCACGGCTGCTACTTGATCGGGGGTGGCGAGATCAGTGGCATTGATCGCCCATAATAGTCCGGGCACCGTGGTGACTAGCGTGCCCACACAATACAAGTCCCACTTGCGAGACTTGACCCAATCCTCGTTGTCGATCATGTTTGCATCACACTCCAGCGTTGCGAACCGCCCAGCAGCACTAACTCACGTTCACCGAAGCAACCCATGCCGGTTACCGCTGAAGACAATACTTGGGACGCGGGCACCGTGCCAGAAATGATGACACCGTTACCACCCGAGAATGAGCGTGCCGTACGCATGGAATACGAGAACGCAGATAACGGGCGCAACGGCACGGTTTCTGGTCCTGCTGGTTTCAACACCTCGTCGTCCGTCCTAGGATTCGGATTGGGCACGTAACCGTAGTGATTGTCTACCCATTCAGGCAGTACAGTGCTTGGCGATTCAGCGCCGTCGAACTTAAAACCTCGATATACTTGCACGTCCGTGATGCCTTCACTTTTAAGATACTCTTGCGTGTTATCGTATTGTGCGCGTAAAAATCCCCGATACATATCGCCCTTGGCGTCATACTCCTTTTGAGTTCGTGTGGCGAGGTCGGAGTCCGGCAACCCTTGGATGAGTCCCGTGTTGCCTAGCCATCCAGTCGTGTCAATCAACCCAAACTCTTGCTTGGCCGCTTCTTGCATCGCCAGCGATGTCGCACTACTGTCGTTGGAGGTGCCCGCCCATGTACCGATCAGATTGGACACGGCTTCTAATCGGAGCGTGTCAGCCACTGCCGGGTCGTTTCCTAGTTTTAAATCCCCACTCGCCAGTGCCGACTGTGTAATACCTGAACCGTTCTTCGTCAAATAATCAAGTTTGCCTACGTATGCGTAAATAGGTTGATCAGTCCACGGACTACGCCCCGGCTGCCACACGTCATCTTTAGTAAGCAGTGATGCAGTGGGCACATCTAAGTTCTTGTATCCAGTGAGCATGCCCTTATCGTCGTAAGTGTGCTCTCCCTCCATGCGGGTAATGCCCAACAACTGTTCATCGTACTTGGTGCCCATGCGCTTCGCAATGTCAGCACTTACCGCCGCCTTACATGCTGACGCTACTTCGTCGCTGGCTACTATCGAATCATCGTTGTGCCAATCAACCACAGGCCCCGGATTGTAGTTGCCTGCGTTTACGCTGTTTTCTAGTCCTTTGTTCTCGATAGCATTACCGGTCATGGCTTCCAATGTGTAATGATCCGCGCCTACGCCGACCGTGGTGTCAGGCTTTAGTTGAATCGCACTACCAGCGGTAGTGGCCCACCGGCCCTTATCGTCCTTGGGGTGGAGATCAGGGTTCCACTCGCGTTCTTCTAATAACCATTCCTGTGTCTGCCTCCCGGCCCACAAGTGCCAATAGCGGTCCATCACTGTGCCTTCGTCTTCGGCGTGACCGAAATAACGAATTTCTACCGGTACGTTTTCCATCCCGAGTGACACTGCCGCATCGCGTCGATGATTGCCCTCGCTGATGCGCGGTTGCCCACCGTGATCGACCGTGATGAAGATGGGTGACCGAATGCCGTTCTCTGCGATACTTTGCTTGAACTCCTCCCAGTGTTGACCAGTCGGCCCGCGATTAGGGCCATCGCCCGGTCGCTCAGTCGCCGCTCCTCGCATGTTAGCGATGGCCCGTGTTGGGACGGTGCCCATTTCCGATCGAGTGATGTGCTGATTGTTGCCTGTGGTGCCAGTGTAATTGGTGTATTTAAGATCAGCACCACCCTTGGTGTACATGCCGGTCTTATCCGTTTCTACCTTGGCATCACCGGTTGCAAACTCACCCTTCTCATCGCGTGGATGTTCATCCGGGTCCCAAGTGCGCTCTTCTAGTAGCCATTCCTCGGTCTGTCGAAAGTGCAGCGACATTACGCCTCAGTCAGTAGTTGCTCGCGCAAGTCCTCTAGGTTGTAAGATCGCTCGTCGTCGTCGTCGGGCGCGTTGAACTCGTCCGGTGTGAGTAACACCAACGCACAGCGGCAGTTGATGACGTTCTCAGGTGAGCCGTTAGGGTCGCCGGGGTAGCGCATGTCTTCACCGTCCACGCTAAACACATCACCCATCGCTATTTGCTGCCCATCGGCCTCAATATGCGCTTCTCTAGTTCGGTCATCCTCAGTTGCTAACCATTCTTCACCCGCCACCATACCATCGGGTAGCAACTGACCGATCTCGTGCGTCGAACCGTTGAACGAGCCAATCACTTCGGTTCGTGCGATCATCGTGGCTCGCGTGTTGCTCGCGTCTTCGAACACGTCCTGAATGCGACCGGCGATCATCGGTATCGAGTCGCCAGCCTCTTGCCCCTCGGCCATGGCGTTAGCAATAGCGTCGTACGTGGTTTGGTTGACGTTGCCCGCTAGCAGGTTCGCGCGTGAGCGAATGAACGCTGCCACTTGTGGGTTGTGAACATCGAATGAGACACCGATCTTGCCGCTGAGATGCTCCGCTGCTGCCGCTGCTACGTTAGTGTAGTGCGGGCTGAGAAGCGCGGCGATCTCGGCGTCCCAATAGTCACCGTCAAATAGTTTCTTCAATGTATCCGAAGCACGCGCGTCCTCTGCCGCTTTTTCTGCGTTACTGTCGCGCCTACTCAATCGCCCGCCGCGAGCATTGAACTTGGCCATCACACTGCGCTGTTGCTTCTCGAATACGCTCTTCATAACGCCCTCAAAGATGGGCTCTAGGTTGCGCACCGTCGAGTCAATCTTGCGATACTCGATCTGCCTGATCTCACGCGCTCTCCGTCCTCGTGTTTCGAGGTTGCCCTCGCGACCTGCGCCGATACCGGGACCAGTAGGCGTGATGTCGGGTGCGTTTTTGACACCGGGCGCTGGCTTCGGTCCCGGTGCGCCCTTACCGGGTGCGTTGGGGTCGGTTGGTCCCGCCGATGCGATGGCTGCTGCTTGTGCCTTGGCTTCTTTCGCTTGCGCGATCTCCTCATCCGTGTCCGGTGGTCGCACATCGGGGAGTCCGAGTTCGTGGCGCAATTCGCTGCTGGCGATGGGCTTGTCCGGTCCCACGAGTAGCGGGATATTGGCACCGAGCGCGAGCAACCGCGAATCACTCTGCAGTGCCGTCACCTTCGAGAAGTCAAACCACCCGATCTCGTCGCCCAGTCGCGGTGCCAGTTCAAGGTTAATCTGATCTGCGACCTCTTGCGCCAACGGTTGCAGTGTGTTCTCCCACCAGTTACGGTGTTCAACGTTAGCGGCGTCGTAGGTCCGCTTCGTCGAGTCGCCCAAAATAGACAATGGCGTCCCAAGGGCAACGCAAATCTCGCTGATCTTCTGCTCGTACCGTGCCACGAACTGCGCATCGCGCTGCGACAGTCCCAATGTCTTGATGTCGAGCGCACCGGCCACGCCCGTGCCTGCCTCGTTCATCGCCTCAATGAAGATGGCCTTGCCTGCGTTGTCTGGCCCACGGAAGTCGGCCCGCCACGCACGCTTGAACGCCTCCTTCTCTTGGCTGAGCGCGAACTGTTCGTGAACGATGATGGCGGCAGGTCGCGCGTCGTTACGCAAGAATGCGTAGTCGTAGCGGTCCTGCATGACGGCCACACTCACCGCGAGTCGCGCCGCCTGCAACGGTGATTCGGGCTGGCGATAGTCGTGCAGTGCGGGACGCCAACCATACAGCACTTGGTCAGTGTTGAAGTTGATCAGATCGTCCTCGTTGATCACGCTCGCCTTACCATAGCGATAGCCCGAGAAATACGCGTCACCGCCCTTGGTTGGTATCGGGTGCAAGCATGCGGAGACGAGCGGCCAGAGGTGAACGACCTTGCCCTTGCCCTTCTTCTGTTCGCACTCGACCTCCCACGCCCAGCGACCAGTGACCAAATACTGCGCGATCGTCCACGCCCATAGCCTACGCGCCGAAACGCCGGGGGCCGGTCCTCCCGGTGGCGGGCTGAGCAAGATCGCTAGCGGCGATTTCGCGTTGAAGGTGTCTGGTTTCTCCGGGTCTTTGCCCGCACGAAACGGCAATCCCGCGATAGCCATCGCGCATTGCGACACGGCCCTGAACACGAATACGTTGCTGTAGTAGGCGAGCCTGATCGCTTCCTCAGCGTTCCACTCGGCAATCATGGTCTTGTTGAGCGAGTGATACTCGGTCAGTTCAGTCGTTGCACCGCTTGGGTCGCGTAGTTCCAGCGATCGCGGGACTCGTGTTTCGATTCCTATTGCTGATCGGAGTCTCTCTATCGCGCTCATGATACGGAGTACCCCAGTCGTCGGCCCTGCTTGCGTAGCAGATGTTCGGAAACATCGTACACCATCGAATCTATTCGGTTGGGGGACTTAGCCCCCGGCGCACCCTCGACCCATGATGTCATCTCGTCCTCCAGTTTTGGCAGTGTGCCCACGTGGTGGACCATGCCTTGTTCATAGAGCGCGTGCACCGGCTCCATGCGCACGCGCTTACCGCGACTTGCGTGAATCTGTGTGAAAGACGGCATCGGGCGACCCTGCGCCTTGCAGACGGCTTTCAATGCGAACTCGACGAGATCGCCACCGTTGTTCACTTCTGCGATGATGCGATCGGCCTCGTACGCGTCGTACACGTCGAGGGACGATGTGGCCCACGTGTTCGTGCCCATGCGCCCTGAATGGTCGGCCAAGATGTAAGCGTGGCCGTCCTCACCGAGCCCACTCGCCATGATGCCGCACTCGTCGCTCTCTCGCTGCGACAAACCGGTGATGTTGTTCTTCTTGCTCTTGTTGCTCATCGACGGGTCAAGCCCCACCAGAATCTCGATCAGTTCTGCAACCTGCACCCACTCGTTGTTGATCACTTCCTCATGCATCGGCACGCCACCCACCCGATGTTGCTCAATCAACGAGAGTTTCCACAGCGCACCCTCGACGTCCTCCAGAATCTCGGCGTTTAGTTCCTGTCGTCCTAGTCGTGTGCCCACGTACGGCAAGATGACCTTGCTGTAGTATTTCTCACTGAGGTTGGCGCGGTTCTCCTCGGTAGTGCCCTTGGTGATCACGTCTGCGAGTTCCACCAGATACTTAACGAACGGAGTCGCTTTCGGTGTTCCAGTCATGCAGACACGCACGTCGCCTTTTCGAATGGCGAACTGCATCGTGTCCCACACGGCCTGACCATAGCGCCACGACGCCGGTTCGTCGCCCCACACTGCGCGGAGGTTTGGACCACGGACGCGCTCCGGTCGCTCTGCCGTGAAGCCGTCTACGCGTGCGCCGCCCGCGATCTTCAACTGCAGTAGTTGCTTGTTCCAGTGATACTTGATGCCGCGAGCGTCCAAGCAGGCCAGCAGTCCCGACTCACCTTCAAACATGATATCCCGCACGTCGTCTGTGGTCGGCCCGATCATCGCGTACCAGTAGTGCGGAAAGGCGATCATCTCATCGATCAGCCACTCCGCGCCCGTTCGTGTCTTGCCCCATCCTCGACCAGCGAGAATCAGCCACAGATACCAGTCACGTGGCGTGGTCGGCGCACACTGCGACGGACGACGAATCTCTCGCCAAATCTCCATCCCACGTTCAATCTGCTCCTCTGAGGGTTGTGGGTCGAGGAGATCAGCCGCCATCTCGAACGGCGATAGGAGTAACGTCATTTGCTGTGACTGGCGTGGTGCTTCTCGAGCCGTTCAACCGTAGGAGTACCGTCGACCGATGGGTGATGCTTGCGACAAAGCCGGTACGTTACGCCATCCATCGTGTATTCGTGCTTGGCTAACCGTGCACATCGCTTCACGTGACAGTTGTGGTGGCGGTACACGCCGATGATTCCCACGATGATCGCGCCCTCACCGATGTCCGAGCCGAAGCCAGACCAAAAGCCGTAGTATGGTCCGGGCTCGTTGTCCGTGCCAGTGTGAATGGCGAGCCAGTGTTGTAGAGCGTGTAGCCAGTGCATCAGTATGGCCCCCCCTTGTTGATGACGTTCTGTATTACTTCGGCGGCTCCCGTGCCGGTGGCCACCCACTTGCCCCACACAACGCCGGGGTTGTTCAACGGCATCGCAACTCGACAACGAAAAGTGCCGGGGTTGGTGCTGTTGCCGATCACGTCGATACCGGGGGCTGTGGTGTGGCCGTCCCACGTGAAGATGTCACCGGGCACCGTGTTGAATACGCCGGGAAGCGATGGCTGGAAGGTGACCGTAGCAGGGTTCACTGGTGCGTTGTCGTTGTCTACGTCTACGAACGTGACCTCAAACTCGGCTACGTTGCCTTCAAGTATCGTGACTGTCATATCTCTCCGTCCGTGACCACGCGCTGATCTCCTAGCGTAGCACCAGCAACGCGTTCAACGGTGGACGCGCCCACAGTTTGACGCACTGCACCAGTCGCGGCTAGCGAGCGTGCGGGTCCTTGTCCACCGATCAACTGCACTACTGACGAACTCAGCGCGGCGGTGTCCACTGAGTATGTCGTTTCCGTGACTGAACGCACCGAACCCGTGACGCCAGATCGTAGAACCGCGTCGATGCCGTAAATAACTGATCGCTCCGGGCCACTGCCGCGAAGTAGTGGTGTGAAGTGCTGTGACCAATAAAATACTCCATCGGAAATCAGTGATTGGTCGCTGGCGTGGCGCTCGGTACGTAGAAATACCGTCACCCGATCTCCAACCAGCGACATATCCGAAGCCGTCGCCAGCAGGACCACTCTCGGCTGCGCCCGATCAAACAGTAGGCTCTGATCTCCGCAAGACCGAATAATTATTGTATTTACACTGGTGCCGTCGGTACTGACGGAGTAATCGAACCCGGTACGACTCAACCAGAGCGCTCTGGTGGCCTGATCTGCCGTCAGCGACCCGTCCGAACCGCTCCGAACGTGAGAAGAAGCCCCCCGCGCGGCGTCGAGGGTCAAAGAGAGGTCTGAAACGAGGCGGTTCTCCAGCGATTTGGCACGGGCGGTATCTCCGTTGACCGTCTGGTCACTCGCTTGTCTCGCCGCTGTACTTGCCCCTCCAGCGGCGTCCGAGGCCAAGGAGAAGTCTCCAGAGTTTCTAAAGCCGGGGCTTTGGCGAACGCTCGAATCTCCCAATAGGCTCTGATCGGCCAGCGCCCGGACGAGCGCCACAAGACGCGCCACGCTATCCCCCGTGGTCGAGGAGTCACTCGCGGCTCGGACATTGACGCCAGCGCGACTGACACCATCCGAGAGAAGGGACTGATCGCTCGCGGCCCGGACGAAGGAGAGGAGTCGGGCCACCGCATCCGATGCCAGCGACTGGTCCGCTCCCGTACGGGCTCGCCGGTTCAGAACCGTGGCAACGTCAGAGATCAGCGACTGGTCGGCCACTGCACGCGCTAAACGCACTAGACGCGCTACGGCATCGCTCAACAAACTCTGATCAGCGACGTGTGCGGGCTGCACCGTGGTGTGTGCCACGTCGCCGGTCAGCGACTGGTCCGCGCCAGTTCGATGCCTTGTCCCGCCACCACCCGTCGCATCGGACACCAACGACTGATCGGTCAGCGCACGCACCAACGAGAGCAACCGCGCAACAGAGTCACTCAACAAAGACTGATCTGCGCCGGTCCGTGTACGCACGCTGTGAATCGTCGCGAGATCGCTGAGTAGTGACTGGTCCGCTCCTGTGCGTGCGCGGACGTTCGCGCCTACGCAGGCGTCCGCGAGTAGCGACTGATCGGCACTCGTGCGCAGGAGATGCAGCAAACGTGCGACGGCATCGCTGAGCAGTGATTGGTCCGCGCTCGTGCGCACGAACACCAACAAACGAGTAGCGAGATCGGAGATCAGGGACTGATCGGCCACGGTACGAGCAAATACGCGCCGCGTAGCCGTCGAGTCGGAGATCAACGACTGGTCACTTGCGTGGACGGGCTGTGTAGTCGTGTGTGCCGTGTCCGAGAGCAGGCTTTGGTCTGCGCCAGTTCGTGACAAGACAATCAACCGCGCTACTGCATCGCTCAACAACGATTGATCGGCCCCGGTACGCACAAGGTGGAAGAGTCGCACCGCCGCATCGCTCAACAGTGACTGATCGCTAGTCGTCCGTGCGAATACCGCCAAACGCGTTACTGCGTCACTCAACAAGGACTGATCGCTAGCGTGTGTCGGCTGCTTGGTGGTGTGGCCAACGTCGCCTAACAATGACTGATCAGCCGCCGTACGTGCGATGACGAACAGACGGGCAACCGCGTCAGAGAGCAGAGACTGGTCGGCTCCGGTACGTGCCAGAACGAGTACGCGTAGCACCGCGTCACTTAGCAGGCTTTGATCGGCGGCACTTCTCGAGAACGAGCGCCCCGAGACTACCGTGTCGCCAACCAACGACTGATCGCTCGCGTGTGCCGGTTGCGTAGTGGTGTTAGCCAGATCGGACAACAACGACTGATCGCTGGCGGTACGCGCCAACATGAACGTTCGCGCGGCTGCGTCACTCAACAGCGATTGGTCAGCCGCCACGCGTGCGAGAGTGAGCGAGCGCGTCGTCGAGTCGGCGGTCAGTGACTGGTCGGCACTGGTACGCACCGTGATAAATACACGCGTGGCTGCGTCACTTAGTAGTGATTGATCGCTGGCGTGTGCTAACAGTTTCGTGGTGTGCGCGATATCGGAGAGGAGTGACTGATCTGCCCCGGTACGCGCGATCGCGAACGCGCGAGCCGCCGCATCACTGACCAACGATTGATCTGCTCCGGTTCTTACGACGACCAATACTCGAGAAGCGGCGTCCGACAGGAGTGACTGATCTGCGCTGGTGCGAACTCGGACGTTAAGCGACGCGGCGAGATCGGAGAGCAACGACTGATCTGCGCTAGTTCTAGCGATCACCAACAAGCGAGCCGCTGCGTCACTCAACAGGCTTTGGTCGGCTCCGGTCCGAACTCGTACGTTTAGACCACCGGCTGAGTCAGCCGTGAGCGATTGATCGGTGGTCGTGCGATACTTAGCGTTGATGACCGTGGCCACATCCGAGATCAGTGATTGGTCTGCAGCGTGAGTCGGTTGTTTGGTCGTGTGCGCCAGATCGCTAAGCAACGACTGGTCACTAGCCGTGCGCACCAGTACGAACGTGCGAGTGGCTCCATCACTGAGCAGTGACTGATCTGCGACGGTTCGCGTAGTACCCGCCGTGCGTGTTGCCGTGTCCGAGAGTAGAGACTGATCGGCGGTTACCCGCGACTCGACGAGCAGCTTCGCCACTCCATCGCTGAGGAGACTCGAATCCGCGACCGTACGCGCCCAGCCCGTTGCCCCTCGCATAGCCACATCAGACAGGAGAGACTGATCAGAAGCCGTGCGTGCGAATGTGAGCAGTCTCGTTGCTGTGTCACTGACCAACGACTGATCGGCACCATTTCGGCTTCTGATCGATTGAATAATGGCCGTGTCAGAGACGAGTGATTGGTCGGCGGTGGTTCGCGTAAACGTCACCGAGCGCACTGCGCTGTCGCCCGTGTACGTTTGATCGCTAGCCGTTCGCGGCAGATTCTTTTGCCCCACCGCGCTGTCGCTGAGTAGAGACTGGTCCGGGGCGGTTCGTATGAGAACCAACGCACGCAGAACTGCGTCACTTAGCAGGCTCGAATCTGCCGCCGTACGTGCGCGTATGCTCTGGCGCGTAGCGGTGTCTGAAACCAGCGACTGATCGGCAACTAGACCAACCGTGACTATCGTTCGTGTAGTGGTATCACTAGTGAATGTCTGATCTGTGGCCGTGCGCGTGCGTACGTTGTGGACGGTCGCTACGTCGGAAACATAGGACTGCTCGCCCACCGTGCGTAAGAAGGCTAGGAATTGTGCCGCTGTCTCGCTGCCTGTGAACGTCGAGTCACCCGCCGTGCGCACTCGTACGTTGTAAATCGAGGTGCCATCGGCGGTGAGTGAGTGATCGCTTGCGGTGCGCGTTCGAACGTTTGCACCAGTAGCCGCATCGCCCGTGTACGTCTGATCTGTAGCCGTAGCGGTGAGAATCGCGGTAGTGACGCCCGCGCCTTGGGTGAGTACTCGCCTAAACGCTGACCTAAATCGAATAGCGCGGAGGTGCGGTGGTCCGATCGGTGGAAATAACTGCCACGCTGGTCGAACGACCGGTGCCGTCGCGCCGTAGGACAGACCCAACACGAGTCCGTGGTTAGCCGCCGCTCCTGCGAACGTCCACGTTGGTGTAAGCGTCGTGACTGTTTGAACCTGCCACAGAGCAACGCCAAAGGTGCCGTCAAGGTTGCCGATTGTCCACGCAGTGTTGACTAGCGGAGGGAAAGACACGTACGTAAGCCACGGTGACGACGGCCCACCGGTTAAGTCGTACGTGGCGTCTTCACCAAAGTCCACTATGACATCACCTGCGCCGCGCGGTGTGACCGTGTTTACGAGTGTCGATGACGATGTGTTGTCCACCACGCCCACGGCATAGACACTTGACGCCTGTGGTAGTTCGATCGCTTGGCAGTACCACACGTCGCCGGTGCCCGAGTTGAACTCGACGGTATCGGCTGCGCCCGTGGTCGAGAGACAGACCCACTGCTGCGCGTGCATCGTCGACGACATCTGCACGAGTTCGAACGTGCCCATGCTGGTGACCGGTGCGACCGGCCCAGTAGCGCCCGCACTGATCAGGTTCAAGACAACCGTGCTACCGATCTTGCAATTAACGGGCAACACTTGCGCGGAAGTGCCCGCCGCTACGCCGTTACCCGCCGAACCTTCATCGCCTTGCTGAATGACGAACGAGGGAACTGGCGTGATCGCGATCGCCGCAACAATGAGAACCTGCGAGAATGACTGCGTGTAAGTGGCAGTCTCCGTCGTCAGCGATGACGTGTCACCGATGTACGCCATGTTTGCATCGCCTGCGCCGCCCTGCCATGGCGTACTGCCCGAATAATTCGTCCATGGCGAACTCGGCGTACCGGTGATCGGTGCCCAGTTCGTGCACATGACGACGAGGAAATCCTCTACGCTCTGAGGCACGACCGGTAGCGAGAACGTGGTATTGACGCCACTGTCAACAAATGCCGTCGTCGCCATCGCCGTGAACGGCAGTTCGATAGCGGCAACCGTCCACGCTGTAGCGCCTGACGTGACTACAGTAACTGCCTTGCTCGCGCCCGTCGCATTCAGACATATCCAAATCTCGGACTCTTGTACCGAGCCCGAGCCAGCGTTAGCGTCTATTGCGCGATAGAAGGTGCCGATCGGACTCGATACGGAGGTGACGCCATCGAATGTGTCGTTACCCGGCGCAATGGCCAGAACAATCGCGTGTCCCGGTGTGGAGTTGTTAACCCAACTGAGCGTGCCGGGAGAGCCAGACGCAACCGCCGTCGCGCCTGTGTCGCCTACTTGAACAGGCACCCACGCCATGCGCCCGCCTTAGTTCAGTTGTTCGACAGTAAACCCGTAGACCGAGTAAGTGTTGCCTGCGGCGCTCACACTCCACGTGGCCGCAATCGTGATGCTGTTGTTGTTCGTAGTGTTGATCGCTGCCGCTGCAGGAACTGTCGCGGGCAACAGCACCATCGTGGTGGTCGTCGCGTTGATGCCAATCACGTTGCCCAACGTCTGAATCGTGCCCGATGCTCCCTGCGTCAACACCGTAAGGTTGGCTTCCAAGTGCCACGCGTTGACCGTCGAGGTCGGCGGTGTTTGTGCTGCCGTAACCGCCAACTGCGTGCCCGAGGCTGCGCCGTTCAAGTAGAGCGCCATCGTCGTCGTCGCCGTACCCGCTGCTGACCCGATCGAACCCCACGCCGTGACGCGCAAGATCGTGCCGGGTTTGAGTGTGTTGGCCTGAATGAATGGTTTCTGCGCGTTGCAGATGTCAGCCATCGCCGTGTACGTGTTCTTGGCGACGATGGCTGACCCCTGCTCCGGGTAGTCACAGTTCAGCAACTGTGGCCACCCACCCTCCAGCATGCCCATCTTCAACTCGTCCGCGATACGCGCCATCTTCTCCAACTCGGAGTCGTGGAACCGTGCAAGAACGAGCCTTGATTCTGCCTTGCGCTTTAGCGGCGCAAGATCGACCGCGCCGTGTGTGTTCACTAGACGCTCGTGACCGTCCAAGTGACCGTCAACTGGTCACCCGATGCAGAGAGTGTCGCGCTCGCGCTGAGTGACGTTTCGTACATCTGCGTCACCGCTGAACCGGTCTTGATCGACGTGCTAACGTTCATGGCGTACACCGTCACTGGCAAGGAGTCGGTGCCGTTCGCCGTGAAGACTGGCGTGAGCGTAGTGGTCGTGGTGCCTGCCGTGTGCGCAAATGGCGCGATCTTGCGAATGAGGCCACCGCCCGCCGTGGTGATCTCGCCGGTCATCGTGGTGTCGGTTGCAGCAGGTGCGATGTTCGTGTTGGACAAGCCAACGAACACGGCAAACGCACCGGCAGGCATGATGGCGTATGGTCCTTGCAGTGGTGTGGTGGCCAGCGTGCCCGGTGCGGCGACCGAGTTCCACTGGTCCACGGCCAACACGGGCGGCGAAGCGTTGGTGCACGACGTGATCACGCCATAAACCAAGCCCACCGAGGTCGAGCCCGCGACGATGATCTGTCCGTTGTAGAACGTGGTCGAACCGGGTGCGCCCAAGCCAGTGCAGGTGAAGCCGTTCGTGGTCGGTGAGGTCGTACTCACTCCGTTCGCACCGTACAATCCACCGAAGGTTGCACGATCGAGGATGTCACGTCCGTTGTTCAGCAACAGCGCGACTGGCTGATCGAGCCCACCAACGCCGGGAGGACCGCCGCGCGTGTAGTGCGTCTCCTCGATGTCTTCGGGTCGACCGACTGGGCACTGGAAGAATCGGCCCAGTGCCATCGCAAACGCTGGGTTGTCGTCGCACGCCACCCACGCTGGCGAGTCGTCGCCCGAGTGATTTGACCAGATGCCGTCTGCGTGCACCACGGCCATGATCGCCTCGTCGTTGGGTCGATTCGTGATGCCAGTGCTGCGCGTCCGATAGAGGTGGCGCTGCAATTCGTCGACATCGACGTCCGGGTCGAACGTGTACGAATCGGGGATGACGATGTACGTCACCGCCGGTGCGCCATCGAGTTCTGCGAGTGAGCCATCACCCATTTTGGGTGTTTTATTACCGAGTTCAACGTTCACGACGCCTCCTAGTTCGTAGCGAGTCTAGCAGTCGTCGTCGGACTCTTGTTGCACCCTTCTCGAGAACTTGAAGCGTCGTCGTTGTCGGCCACTCATGCCGCCCCACACGCCAATACTGATGTTGTGTTGCATCGCATAAAATACGCACTCGTCGCGTACCGGGCATATCCCGCCACCACACTTGCCGTTGCAGAAGTCTTTAGCCGACTCAACCTGATCGGCGTTAGGCGAGAAGAATAGCGAATCTGTCAGGTCGTTGCGACCAAGACATTTCGCTTGTCTGGTCCACTCGTCAGTAGTCGCCATCGCACACTTGCAAGCAGGTCAGCCCCATGTCTCGCCAAAGCCGCACAATGCGATCTCGGTCGTCGAGACAGAATAGCACAGTGCGGCCCTTTCCTACGATGTGCGTGTCGTACATCTCTTTCTTGACAACGGCATCGGGCCGTCGATCTTCCGTCTTGCGCATGTGTAACTCGATGGCGTGGTGCGAGCCTCCCTTGCTATGCTCGTACCACGACACCAAGCCATGATTGCGAAGCCAGTCGTAAGTGTCACTCCACGCTGAATCTTCACGCCCGCTCATGTAGATGATTTTGTGCCCAGCGGCCAGCATCGTACGCACTATCGTGATCACTGGCTCGTTGGGCTCATCCTGCAACACTTTCGTGTAGTCGTACGGGTGGCGATGCGTCCCGTGCAAAGCCACCGTACCGTCGATGTCGCAGATGATCACGTTCACGGCAAGTCCTGCAAAAGCCCCGGCGCTGCGCGTCGTGTTTGAGCGGCGATCGCCAACGTCGCAGACGCATGGGCCAGTGTCGCGTTAGCCAATGAAGTCTGTGGGTTGCCGTCTGCCTGTGCACGTTCGATCAACATGTCAGCCAGTTCGATGTATTGGTCTGGTGTCCTCATGCAGGAACGTCAATCGCTACACCAGCAACCAGCATCTCCACTGGGGTTGCTGCCGTGATCGTCGGGTCGGCGGGCGGGTTGTCCGGGTCGCCGCTCTGAATCTGGAACGTCAAACCGTACGCCGTGTTGATGCCGTCCGGACCAGCGAGCATTTCAGCGGTGTACGTGACTGAAGCCACCGCCTTGTTGTCCACGTAGAGCGTCTCACCAGTTGGCGTGGTGACGACCTTCCACAAGTGCCACTGCGAGAAGTCGAATCCGGTGAGGGTTTCCTGCTCCTGCTCGTTGTCGGTGCCCCAGTGGTACGTGGCTTCGAGGCTGTTGATCGCTTGTCCCTTGACCGTGCCCCGGATGCTGTTGTAACTCTCCAGCCAGTCCTTCTCCGGTGGCCACGTGTTGGGCCAACCGAGACAGATCGGCGTCACGCCGGGGTAAACGTCGTAGCGCGAAATCCACCAGAACGTGACCGGCGCGGGGTAGCGCATGGCGCACTGAATGCCTGCACCCAGCCAGTCAGCCACTGCCGCGCGAATAGTGGCCAGCACTTTGCCGGGTGGCGTGTAGCACAGCGCCGCGTTCACAGAGTCAGGATACATCTGCAAGCGCATGAGCCCGTCGCCCAACAGTATCAAGTGCTTGTTGCTGAACAAACCGTCCTGATCTCCACCGCTCACGCCGTTGTAGGCGTTTTGAATGCCGCCCCACATCGCGCTTAGCGTCTTCGTCAAGAAGCCATCTGCTGCTACGCGCTTCATGCCTGCGTCAGGCGACGGGATGACCATGCCTGCAGGTGGCATCAAGGGCGATGCCGGTGGAACGACCACGGGCGGGTCGACGACTGGTGCCCAGTGCCATTCAACAGTGAGATTCACTGGCTCGGCCTGCATCGTGTACGTCCAACCCGGCTGATAAACGTGCTGCCCATCAGCCCATCCGTCGAATATCTGACCTGCAGGCATCGTTGGTCCTGCAGGCACAATGAACGTCGAACCCGCTGCGAGATCGAACGTTGGCACGCCATCCACCGTGACTTCGTACTCGACGATTGTGGGTGGCGTGACCTTGGCTGGAGTTCCGTACGCCAACGCGATCGGCGGGAAATCCTCGTGTTTTGGGTCCCACGAGCGTAGCGGCTGGCCGTTCGACTGTGGGTTGTCCACTACGACCAATCCCTTGGCTGCGATCTGCGCTGGCGTTGGTCCTGCTGTTACTTCGTCACTCATATTGCTTCCTCTCTATTGCCATCTCCATGGCAGGTTTGGCACTGCTCAGTTACTTGTTGTCCGAAAGTATCGACCCACATCACGAATCCAGTGACAGAGATCGCACTCCTCGATCAGTGTACCGTGCAACTCCTGTCGCCAAGGCGTCATCTCATCAAACCACACTGCGTCATACGAGGGTCCGCGCACTGGTGTCATTCGCTGCGCGTCTCGCATTACGCGCTGCGCACGTTCGTGCATCCACCCACCCAGTGTTTCAACGTTCGGCTTTGGTGGTTCATCGTACTCAGTCTCGAGTATGTCGGTGATCGCGCTGCGTGCCATCGTCGCAGATCGTGGCTTGCGCGGCACTTTCTTGCCCACAAACGTGACCGGGTTGTCATCGTGATTGGGAAATACTGCGTCCGGGTCATGCCGCCACGTACCGAGAATGCCTTGCGGTACATCGAGTCCGTGTGCTATGTCAGCGACCACTCGTTGACGCGCCTCCTCGAACTGTGCGCCCATGCGCTGGCTCGCGATCGCGATAGGTGTCAACAGCGCTGCATAGTGCGTCATCTGTCTCGTTAAATCCTCCATGGTTGGAAGCATGGCTTCACGGAATCCGTTGACGATCTCGCGTGCTTCCTCCTCCGTGATCGTTCGACCATTCCACGTGTACGTGCGTCTGGCCTGTTCATCGAGGTGAAGATACAACCCTTCTGACATGTCGGCATCCTCCTGCATCCATCGTAGTTGTGATCGACAGGACCAAACCGTAAGCCAAGTGATCAGCACGCCACTCGCCAACATGATCAGCCATCTGTCCATGGCGTCTACTCTAGCGCGGGACTTGTCTATGCGTCAAGCACTAGACGCAACCGTCGCCCTTCCACGGGCCGAATCCGTTGTAGCCGTCTTTCCGATCAACACGTCGCGTGTTTAGCGCGGCGATTGCTTGTTGTCGTGGCGTGGCTTGCCATACGTGCACATCGACGGAGATATGTGCACGGAACGTGTCGTCTGTGAACTGAAAAATGCCGATGTTCGTAGCGCTGGGGTTATCGTCTTTGAGATTAGGGACCGCCCAAGTCGAGCGTGACTCGTGCCAAATAATGCACGTCCAAGTAGGCCAGTCACTGCGATCTCCTCGCAGGAGTGGCTCGTACCACGGAGTGATCACGTGCGAATGCTTCTGCTGCGCGGCGCTTGCCGTAGTTGCGGGAACTGAGGTGAATAATGCGAATAGTAAAGCGGTCAACAGGAGAGTACGACACTTCATCAGGCTCCGATGTTTGAGGAATAGGCGTGTTGCGTGTAGCGTCGTCGTTCATCGTGCGTGATCACTCTCCCTTCGTCCCATTGCTGCGCCTACGAAACTCGGAATCGTCTGGCTTCGTCGATCGGTGTTGATGATGCGGATGTAGCCGGGGTCGGAGTACGTGAACTGCGAGCGAATCACGCGCCTCAGACGCATTAGGCGCTGGAGTCGTCGTACTCGCGCCATCTCGATCAGTGTGAATCCGATCACGATTGCCATGACAAACACGAGTAGCGATAGCACGTCGCTGTTGTCCTGTCCCACGCCCTCAAACATGAGCGGCTTGTCCAGTGCATGCGTCCACCACGCTAGCGCGATGGCGATCAGCACGACGAGTATGCGGTAACACCGAGCCTGTTGAGGTGAGCCAGCGCGACCGATCATGACCGCCATCCTAGCACGCAACAGCCCCGCCACTGAGGGACGGGGCTGCACGTGTGTGACTTCACCTTTAACAGTTGTTCAGATCAATAGCGTGTCACCTCCTCAATCATCGCTGCCAACAACGCGGCCTTGCGTGTGTGGCCGATGGTCTTGTGATAGCGCTCGCGCAGTGGTGCGCAGAGATCAGTGAATGCATCGTCTCCGCGAGCGATTCGCTTGTCGAGCATGATCTGCTCCACTTGTGTGGCCTCGACTCGATCAAGCGTCGTCCACTCCTCCAACTCCTGCGGCGTGGTGACTACGAATCGACCGCCATCAGCCGCGCTGCCTTTGTACGTCAACGTCGCGGGGTAAACGCTGCCCTCCTCGTTGACTTCAACCGTGTACGTGCCGCCGATGTTGCGCCCGATCAGTTTGTCGTACGCGCAGTCCTCAGCGCCCGTGCCATCCTCCAACATGAACGCCCACACGTACATCACCTTGTCCTTGTTGCTGCGACGACGACCTTTGTAGATCGCCGTGCGTGTGGTGGTTGCGACGTCGATGCTCATAGCGCCTGCCCCTTGTCGATGTGATCGCCACAGATGTAGCAGTTCGCGCTGCAGACGAGTCGCACCGGGATGCACTCGCCAATGGGCCGATCAAACTCGTCGCGGTTGTTGTCGTATGCGCAATCCTCGCAGACGATGCGTGCCGACCAGCGCTCGACTCCGTTGTGCTTCCACCGGAATATGAACGCGTCGGCCTCGTCAGCGTACGCAATTGGCATTTGCACGAACACCAGATTCTTGTTGGTGTGCCAGTCCTTGACCTGTGGCCACGCGATCTCGAAGTTCGCGGGGTCGGCGGTCAGCCAGTCAATCATTGAATCACTCATTACTGCCTCCTTGGGCCGACCACACTTTGTGGCCGACCCGCCCAGTTTAGCAGATCACTTGTCCCGGCGTCAAATATGCCCTCAGAAGCCCCGTCGCGCTTGAACCTCGAGGCTTGGGCGATGGTGCGTGACCAGTCGCTTGAACGTCCACGTGCGGCCCTTCGCGTAGGCTATTCGTCGCTGCAGTTGCTGCTTCTGCAGGCGCGTGATCACCTTCGGCTTGACCGGCTTACGCGTTGCCGCCTTGCCCACCAGATCGGTGCCGCGCACGTCCCGTGCCCTAGTTGCGTCCTTGCTCATGTCACCTCTTCTGATCGATGATGCGATAAGTGACGCGTGGTGAGTGTGCCTCGATCAGCACGCCCAGCCCTGCTGCTTGCGCCTTGTTGTCGAATCCAGTCACTTGCAACGTGACGCCACGCGCAAAACCTCGACCGTCATCGAAGCCCAGCGCCGACTTGACCGTGGCGTCGATGTGGCGCGTGCGTTGTCGCTCGCGTTGCGTGTCGGAGATCGACTGCCCACACGCCACGATGATCACTGCCGCAACCGCGATAGCGACCACAACGCCCGTCCACTCAAGTACGTGTATCACGCGATCGCCGCCGTCACGTCTACCTGCAACTGTGCGATCTTGAAGCCGTCGAAGACCTTCTGCGTCATCAACTCTGGCGTGATCAGTGCCTGCATTTGCTGCGCGTACGCGTCCATCCACTCCTGCGTTATCCACACGACGACAGCCCACGTGACAACCGCCCACAGCGTGGTTTCTCCACCGAGGTTATTCAGTCCCGGCTTGTAGCCGACCACGCACATCTGGTGGCCTCCTGCGATTGCGTTGTCAAGCGTCTGATCGACGTCCCACACAACACCACGATTGAACTGCGTCTCTGCACTCTTCGGCAGGTTGACGCTGACGCCGACTGCTCCTGTGTATTCGACGAACTGCATCACCTCAGTCGCATTGCGGAAGTTGACGCGCCCCATCGCACCCAGCGTGCCGCCGAACATTCGTGTGGTCATCCAGTTCTTCAACACCACGAGCGGGTTCGCACCCTGATCTTGTCCGTTGCTGTATGTCTTGCAGTAGGCCTTGTACGCTGCGATCACTGTTGCGTCTTTAAGTGAATACGCCTTACCAATCCACGCCGCCACTGCCTTTTGCGCGTGACCACAGAATGCGAACACGCAGTCACCAAGATCAGCGTTACCCATCATGCCCCACAGCCCAACCTTGGGCACGGCCACGAACGTCGATGGCGCGGGCAATGCTTGTGCGAGATACGCGCTGATCAGCGGCATTCGTCCAGCCAACTCCTGTGGCAATACGAGTCCGTACTTGTGCACGCGAGATCGCCACGCCACGCTCTTGTTGCGATGCGACTGTCGCGCTTCGTCAAAATGCTCGATGAGTCGAACGACCCAGTTCATGTACTTCGCTAGCCATGCGATCACGGCTGCTCCTTTCAATGCGCCGCTTGTCGGCGCAAGACTTTGGCCGCGATAACGCGACCCTCGATGATCTGCTCACTGCTGAGCCCCAATGCCTTGTCACCCAGCACCGCAAGGATAGCAGAGACTATTTGACCAGCCTGCGACTCCAGCAGATCGAGTTGACGCTGCTCGATACCAGCATCCAACGCGAGTTTGCAGAGTTTCGCGTGGTTGATTCGCTCGGCACTCCACGCCTGATAGAGCGGCGACATGCCTGCGCCGATGCCATAGTTCGACAACTGCGCGTCACTCTCCTTTTCGACTGCTGCGCCCAACGCCTCTGCGATCTGGCCGCTCCACGCCACCTCCCGCATGAGTCCCTGTGCAGGTGTCTCGTGATTGTCCGGGTCGTACGCTGTGATGAACTCGGCCATCTTGCCGATCTCGATCAGCGCTAGTCGCTTCGTGGCAGTCTTGTCCGTGTTGAGCGACAAGCCGCCGTGTGATCTGCAAACCCACTGGCCGCGCATCGGGTTGATACCGCACGCCTGACCTCGACGATTGTGGGCTCGGCACTTCTCGTGCTGCTTGCCAAAGAACGCACAGCCCTTGGTGTTGCATACTGGTTTGATAGTGGATATTTTATTGCCCATGGGGTCGGGTACTTTCCGATCTTGTCACAGAGTCAGCCCTGACTTGGCGACACTGGTAAGAGACAGAGAATCCAAAAGAGCGTCAGAAAGTTCATTCATCCCGTCAACGAATGCGAAGTGTTGCTTCCCCATGTAGGAGGATGATTGAGCGAGTTTCAAAATCACCGCGTCAATCCCCTCGCGTGTCAGCGGTTGTGCTGCCCGAAGTGCTGAGAGTTCCTCCTCGTATCGCGCCCTAATTCCTTGCCGTGACGCGTCAACGCTTCCGTCGAGAGCGTTGGCGACGAGCCACAATTCGTCAGCGAGCGACAGCCCGGAGTCGCGTGAGTCGTTGGGCATTCCGTCAGGGTTGCCGAGGTCGTGAATGGTCAACGGCACGTCACCGTGAAGTCGAAGGTCGGCGCAGATGTTACGAAGCCACTTCGCGTTCTCCTCATTCGACGCTTTCAATTCTTCAAGTTCGCTCATTGCCCCTCCTCCGCTGCCCCCGAAAGGCCAGTAACAGCGCCTTCTGGCCCACGACAGCCGACATCGCATACGTCAGGCTGAGGACACGTTCCGTGATACGTGCTCGGTGCAACGGGAGGCGCGGAAACGTCGAGAATCGCAATTACTGGTAGAGAGGGGGCGGCGCGTTCGTTCATTTCTTGGCCTTTGGCTTGCGCGGTGGCTTTGGCGTCACGCGCTCCTCGTTTGTCCACGTCAGGTTGTTGCTGCCCGTGAAGCACGCGTGATCGCGCACGTGACCCACGGCCATGAAGCACCGTCGATCAGGCATGCCGTCGCGTTTGAGCAATGCAGGACACTGTATGGGCTTAACGCCCGGTTGAACCGAAACCATTCGCACCTCTTCCGTTGGTTGGCTGTGTGATGGAGTCTACTCGCTCGACTGGCATGTGGTCAAGTACGCTCTGCATCAGCACGAGTTGGCCCAGTCTCGTGCCCTTTGGAATGACGAACGCTTGACGTGATCGATCAACCAGTCGATAGCCGAAATACAGCGGCCCGGTGTAGTTCTCGTCGATCACACTCGTTCTGATCTCGAGCCCCCACT